AGATGCGTGTCTTAGGAATCTTCGTGATACTTATCCATCTGTGAATTTTATTGGTATTAGAGTTCTTGCTAATCGTGATGCTAATAGTTTTATTAAACTATATGATCATTCGGAAAAAGTTCAGAAGGATTGGAAAAAGAATAGGAGTTTTGTAATTAAGAATTCTGGATACCATGCTTATTTTGGTATGTCTGCTAATTCACTTGCAAATGATGATACCTTTGAGGTAAAAGAAGATGCAACCAAAGCTCAGATTAAGAATGCTTTTATCAAGTCTCTTAAGACCAAAAAACTAAATAAGAAGATATTAGGAGAGTTTATTGAGTTGATCGTATGACACTTAAAGAAGTGGTCATATGAGTGATCATTTCCTCCTTTCTTCCTTTATAATGAATTCATTGAGACCAATACATCATGCCTCGTACTTTAAAAATGACTGATGATCACATTGTTGACGATTTAAGAAATACATATGGTGTAGAGTTTACTGCTGCTGATGTCAAAGGATATTGTGCATCTCGCGGAATGGCTTATCAGACAGTAACAAAACGCCTTGAGAAATATAAAGTAGGTCGCGGCAAATGGAATTTAGAAGTAACAACAAAAGTGGTTGAAGATATTGAGCGTTCATTTAATGCTCCTGCTGTTACTCCACATATCCAACAAAACCTTATCCCAGAAACAGATGATACCTTCGTCAACTTTGGTCCTTTTAATGATCTTAAGGCCATTCTCAAAACCGGTGTGTTCTATCCTACGTTCATTACGGGTCTTTCGGGTAATGGTAAAACGTTCAGTGTTGAACAGGCGTGTGCTCAACTAAATAAGGAGTTAATCCGAGTCAATATTACAATTGAAACAGACGAAGATGACCTTATTGGTGGCTTTCGCCTTATCGATGGTAACACTGTATGGCATAATGGACCAGTTGTCGAAGCATTGGAAAGGGGAGCTACACTCCTTCTAGATGAAATCGATCTGGCATCTAATAAGATTCTATGTCTACAACCAGTATTAGAAGGTAAAGGTATTTTCCTTAAGAAGATTGGTAAGTTTGTGCAACCTGCAAAAGGATTTAATGTGGTTGCAACTGCTAATACAAAAGGTAAAGGTTCTGATGATGGAAGATTTATTGGTACTAATGTTCTTAATGAAGCATTCCTTGAGAGATTTCCTGTAACTTTTGAACAAGAGTATCCAGTAGCTTCTGTAGAGAAGAAGATTTTAGGAAGAGTTGCTGCTACGGTTGGTATTACAGATATTGGTTTTATTAATCATCTTGTAGATTGGGGTGACATTATTCGCAAAACATTTTATGATGGAGGTATTGATGAGATTATTAGCACTCGTCGTCTTGTTCACATTTTACGTGCTTATTCCATTTTTGGCAGTAAGGTGAAAGCAATTGAGGTATGCATTAATCGTTTCGATGATGAGACAAAGCAGGCATTCCTTGAGTTGTATGATAAGGTGGATGTTGACTTTCAACTTTCTAAATGATATAATGGAGGAAACAGATTGTGGCATGGTGGTTGGCTTATGAAGAACTTTATGGAGACATGGACAAGGAGTATCCTATTATGAGTGATAATGATACAATAGGAATTGGAACTGATGCTATTTGTGCAGCAGATACAGTACCATTCAATTTTGGAGGTGTAGGAGAAGATGTTGTAATTTTTGGAGGAGACTCCTCAGATACAATTTCACTGCATGGTGCACGGGATTTTAATTATGGTTCAGCAGCTTCTGCTGCAGCTTCTGCTGATACGATAACTTTTACTGATTTAAATGCTCCTTATCCTTATCCTGCTGATCATCCTAGTCAAGATTTTTGGAAAGAAGATGGATTTAGTCTTACAGGAAATCCTGGTGCTATGGCATCTGATACGATTAGGTTGACTAATGATCCTTATCCAACTGTTGGAGGATCTAGAGTTCAAGGTGGAATGGGTGAGGATCATATTGGTTTTAATCTATACCCAACAAAACCTTTTACTAAGGTTCCAGAACCTTCTCTTAATAAGTTAGGAGTACATAAGTATGAAGAGGATAAAGGTATTAAAGATCTAAAAGATTATGTTTCTTCCACCTATCAGGGACATTATACTACCAAAGGATCAAACGTCCAGACACTTGATCTTATCGAATCAGTTGGTGATGCAGAGTCTTTTTGCCGCTCTAATGCCATTAAGTATTTGAGTAGATATGATAAGAAAGGTCAGGCAAAACGTGATATACTAAAGGCAATGCACTACTGTCTATTGTTATACTATTTCAGCGGCAACACACAAAATGAAATTACGACCCATGGTTATGAAACTTTCTGATACAACTCTATCATTATTTAAAAATTTTTCTACCATTAATCAATCTATACTGATTAAAAAGGGAAATCAAATTCGTACTATTTCAGTAATGAAAAATATTCTTGCTGAGGCAACTATTAGTGAGGATTTTCCTAAAGATTTTGGCATTTATGATTTAAATCAATTCCTAAATGTCATGTCTTCACTTCATCAAAATCCAGATTTGGATTTTTCTAGAGATGATAGATTGGTTATACATGAAGGTGATATGGATCAAGAGATCTTTCTTGCATCTCCTGATGTGATTGTTAGTCCTCCAGAGACATCAATTAAATTGCCTTCAGAAGATGTAACTTTTGAGTTAAATACACAACAACTTACTAATGTTTTGAAAGCATCTTCGATTTATCAAGTCCCAGATCTTTCTGTGGTTGGTGCAAATGGTGTTGTAACACTTGTTGTTCGTGATAAGAAGAATAGCACCTCTCAAAAGTGTAGGATAGTTGTTGGTGAAACAGAGGAAAACTTTACTCTTAATTTTAAGGTAGAGAACTTTAAGATTCTTCCAGGATCTTATACTGTAAGTATTTCTGAAAAATTACTTTCTAGATTTGAATCTAAAAATCTAGATTTAACATATTACATAGCATTAGAACCTGATTCAACATTTGGTTAATGAAAATAACACAACAGATTATTGATGATTTGGAGAAAGCATTGGATATGCGGAAGAAGAATGGAGAAGAGATCTGGAATGATGGTGATGAAATTACAGTTAATGTTGCTGGGACATTTGCTGCTGATAAATTCATCACTCTCACCAATAGAACTAAGAATCCTGTAATTTCTTCCATACCATCTGATGCTTAAAGTAGAGGGTAAAGAATATGATGACTGGACAGATGCACAAGATGCTGCTGTCCAATTGTTGAAAGATGGTGTAGAATGGGTAGAGATATTTGAAAGGGCTGAAGATGATGGTCAATGGTATTTGTTACAAGAGTTGAATTTGGAGAGGGGGATTATGCCCGATCCTAATTTCAGCACTTGGACACTTGCACCTTATTATGTTAGATTAAGGAAACTATGAATGATGAATTCCTTTGGGTTGAAAAATATCGACCTAAAAAGATTGAAGATTGTATATTGCCAGAATCTACTAAGAAAACTTTTCTTGATTTCTTAGAGAAAGGAGAGGTTCCCAATCTTCTACTTGCCGGTCCTGCTGGTTGTGGTAAGACTACAGTTGCAAAAGCACTATGTAATGAATTAGGAGCAGATTTTTATGTTATCAATGGATCTGATGAAGGCAGATTTCTCGATACTGTCCGTAACAACGCAAAGAATTTTGCTTCAACGTTATCTCTTTCCTCAAGTGCGAAACATAAAGTCATTATTATTGATGAGGCTGACAACACCACTCCCGACGTACAACTCTTGCTTAGAGCCTCTATTGAAGAGTTTAGCAGAAACTGCAGGTTCATATTCACCTGCAATTACAAAAATAAAATCATCGAACCGCTACATAGTCGTTGTGCCGTCATTGAATTTTCTATAAAAGGAAAGCAGAAAGTAGATCTTGCTGCAGGATTTTTTAAACGATTGTTAGATATTTTAAATAAAGAGAGTATTAATTATGATGAAAAAGTTCTTGTCCAACTTATTAATAACCATTTCCCGGATTGGAGACGAGTCCTTAATGAGTGCCAACGTTATTCGTCAGGAGGCGAAATCAATGCGGGCATTCTTGCCCATTTTAGTGATGTAAAAGTAAATGACCTTATTAAACACCTCAAAGAAAAGAACTTCACGGAAGTGCGTAAATGGGTTGTTAGTAACCTTGACAACGATCCTGGTACTATCTTACGCCGCGTCTACGACGCTCTCTATGACAGTGTGGATCCCCCTAGTATTCCTGCTGCTGTTCTTATCATTGCCAAATACCAGTATCAGATTGCTTTCGTGGCTGATCAAGAAATTAACCTCTTGGCGGCCCTTACGGAAATAATGGTGGAGTGTGAATTCAAATGACTGAAATGACTGACACTTGGAATGTGATGAATGATCTAGAGGATGCATTTTCAAATATTGCTACATTTAATTTTATGCTAGAAGAACTACAAGATGCAGTAGATCATGGTAGGATTGATGAAATTATAGACATTGCTCATGCACTTAATGCTTTCATGCCTGTTTATACTGATAATTGGGACAGGAAATTTAAAGTTGCATGGGAGCATGTAGTAAAATGAAACCATATCAGAAAAGGGCCATGGAATGGATTGCTTCTCAATTAGGTGGCCATTTATTCATAAAAGAACATAAAGATTGGCGTGGTAGAAGAGTGAGAAGAGTTGGTTTTGATTATGTACCGGAAGAGTTTAAAGAAGACTGGGAGGGTATAGATGATTGGGAAGAAGAGTTTGAATCTGCTAGATTAGAATCAAAAAGTAGAGGACAAGGATGGATTAAAGCACAGCAGGAGGCTGCGAATATAAAAGATGAGTAGAGAGTTTTTAACACAGGCAGACAAGGAAAGGTTGCATGAATTATATGTTGCATATCATAGTCCATGGAATGAAGCACATTTACAGGCAATATTTAAAAGAGAAATTGATCACATTTGGAATAGTTATAGGAGAAAGTAATGAGAGAAAAACTTTTAGAAATGCTTAAAAGAGATGCTTATCGTCATGGTGAGTTTACTCTTTCAT